ATTTCCATGCGGGTTCTTAGCAGCAGTGGCATATATAGCCGCACTGCCCGCCGTGAGACCCAATCCGGTCTCCGCGACGACAGTGCCCATTTCCATCTTAGCAGCCGTAGAGGCTGTGAGATTGGAAGTATCGGTCGCGGCATACGCGCCATCCAAACCAGCGTCCGGCATGGCGTTTCCAATCGCTGTGACAGCATTCATGGTTGTTTCACCGACCGCTGCCGCGGCGGCTTCCGTAGCTTCAACGATTTCGGCTATTACCTCTACGATAGGAATCATAAAAGCCATAAATAAACACACGTATTCTACAAAAGAATTTACAAATCAAAATTATCATATATTTGCACCAACCACCACAGAACAAGTACTATCCTAACATAACAGTTTAGCGACATGTTAAGGTCGATTTAGAATCCTAGCAACTCGCTTCGAGACCCAAGACTTTATAACGCAATTGATTGCGAGTCTTGTAGTAAGCTAGGGGAAATTGACAAGGAAATTTCGCTCTGAAGTGTTTGAACATGTTGTCAAAGAACAAAAACTTCTTCGTATCCCAAACATGATTCAACATGTGGGAAGCTAAGGCCCCAGCTAAATCCACGGTCTTAACTACCGAAAGATGTGCGATGTGCTTAGTAAACCGAACTGGTTTATAAGTCCACTGGCCGTCAACGAGTTCAAACTTATTTGAAAAGAACTCACATTGGTCAAAAGAGTCATGGACTTTACGTTCCTCGACCTTAAAACCCAATGTCTGAAGGTTATCCCAGTAACTTTGCACGTCAAAGTCGTCGGGAAATGTCTGCAAGACATCATCACCCCCAGCGACAATCGCAAAACTTGGCGAAAGAATTTCTTCATCGCTACATCCGCACCGAATCAGAGCTAGGACATGGAGTAGGATCTGTCCCATTGAGTTACCCCCAATGGTAAAGAACCAACCACTCTTCATAATGCCATCCATTATGGCACGGAAGACGTTGCCATTAGTACAACGATAGACAGCATCGTGAAAAACTTCACGAAAACAGCTGTCAACGTCAGCTAAAAACTCAACGAAGTCCTCCTCCGACATCCCGTCAGGGCGGACAGCCAGCTCCTTGACGACGCGGTTAACCCCATCGGCTATGTAGAGAAAATAACTATAATCCCACTGGGGTTTATCACTCTCATGGACGCGCCGTCTTTTAAAGACGTTGGCCAAATGTGCGATGTCACCGGCGCGTTGCGGGTTAAACGCGTACTTAACCGGTGAGTTTTTCCATTCAGCGACCATGTTCTCAGCCAACGGACCGAAAACAGCATTGTTTTTGACCGTCTTATGAAGAGGCATGCCAGCAACTATTCGTGGCATCCCTTTTTCAATTTTGGCTTTCTTCATGGCCTCATTCTTGACGAAAGTCTTCACTTCTACCACCGGCTCGTCCCAATCCCGGAGAACCACCTCCGCGAAACCCTCAACTGTATATTTCTTGAGGACCTGTTCTATAACAGGGAGACCAGCAGATTGGTAGGGATGGCCTGGACTCTTACCATCCTTTATTGCTGAAGAATTAATGATGCGTTTCACATTCTCCAAGCTGCGCCATCCAATATCTGGCTCAAACTTGTTGTGTTTCATCATTTCAGCGGTTAGCCGGACAGCTCGATTCATTTCGTCCGGTGTAGGCTCGCTGATCGTCAAACAACGCTCATGATACATCTGAAGGTGCTTCACCACAGAATGCGCCTCTAACTCAGGCGTGATCACTGGAAAAGTAAACTTCTCCGCATCATAACCCATCTTAGTCAACTCTTCAAGGTGAGTATCTATATACTCAACAACCTCGGGATTTGGCTTATGGCTTGCGTTGCAATGAACTCGTTCCTTGTTGGGAAACTTAAGAACTCCAGGAAAGATTTCCACGGCATCAGTTTGAGAATCCGGCAGCAGGGGATCATTACCCACAACCGCATTTTCATCCAAATACCGCGAAAGTCTACGGTAGCTCTTATTACTCAACAGATCCGAGTTCGGATCGAGCAACATGGCGGCAAGGTACTCTTCCTTGTCGGTGCCGTTGTAATACTTGTCCAAAAGTTCATCAACGTCAGCACGCGGCCAACCAATGTCGACGCGTCCACCCTTATCAATAAAACCATACAAGTCACCATGGAAAAGCTCCTTCAACTTATGAGAGCGACCACGAAATTTAAAATCGTGTTCAACCTTCTCTTCGTCGGAGGTGCTTGATTCATCGGTACGAGCCAACAACATTTTGATGACTTCAATCCTTATAGCGATGTTCTTGTCGCCAGCTGCAGAAACATGCATGCCGACGACTCCACTACCACTAAAAAGAGGACTACCAGAGAATCCATTGTGCGTGGTGGCTGTATGCCACAGTTCTTCCATGCCTGAGTCCATGAGCGTCTTACCAGCGCTCGTCATGAACAATTCATTGACGAAGCCCACAGCGCTCACAGGCATGGCATAATGGGAGTCACGCTTAGCCGAGATTTGACCGACCTTGATCTTCGCCCAGGTCGCATCACTCAATTTGGTGATAAAAACGTCATAATCTGAGGGTGCCAGATTCTCGTCAATGCTGAAAACCCCATTGGGTATTTGCAGCACTCCGACGAGATCGACAACAAAATTCTGTTTCCGCGTCTCTCTAACTCCAGTGAGATAGACACGCGCAACACCCCCCGCTACAGCGTTGGCAACGTGTTTAGCCGTCACCAATTTATTGCCCATTCTGAAGAAACACCCAATCACTGTAAGGGCGGTACCTTCAGTAGAGGCTAAAATAGCTCCCACCGGCCGCGAAGTGCTTGGATACAGGGTGCTACCAGGAAGTGCCATTTCATCAACACGTACGTCATCATTACGGCGTGCGTTGAGATAATGCAATTTCCCATTCACGACAACCTCGTGAACGTCACCTGTATCCGTAGTGCGCTTACAAATGTACACACTCTCCCCAGCATACTCACTGGGTTTGAGATCATACGTCGTGAAGACCATCTTTTGGACTTCACGAACACGTTTTGAAAACGCGTCGGCCTCTCGCTTAATACAAAGGAACCAACCATAGGACGCCTTGAACAAAGTCCAAGTCAACCACAGGAAGGCCAAAACCAACGTAGTTTCCCAGAACGCCACCACTTCATGTGGCAGTCTTTTCGAGAAGTACGAAGGTATCTGGCAAACGTAAGCCATGAGCGTAAAATAACTCACTACCAACTTTTCCACAGCCTGAGTTAGAGTATACCACGTAGTGGCATGTCTAATAAACAAGGCGGGAATATTCTGTAGCCCTTGAGCATAAACCACTCTCCCCGTCAAAATGGCGTTAAATAAAAACGCCTTCAGGAAAAATAGATTCCGGCGCTTCTTAACAAGCGTCGTAACTATCTGCTTCGCATGTTCTGGTTTATCCGCTTCACGCGCTGCTCGGACTGGTATAGCCTCCACAGCTCCCATAACGGGAGTGAACCGGGGTTCGCGCCAGGTAAGACTATCAGACAACCAGATAGCAGCGACTTGGTGGGAAATATC